CTAGGGCAGCCAGGCGCCAAGCACCATCCCGATAATCGCGTACTCATCGGCATTTAGCGCCGGGCAACCCGGCATGCTTCCCTTAAGCCATCGATGCCCAACTTCCTCGACATATCTTCTAAAGATGAGCTCGGCGCTGTCGCAGCGTTTCGCTATCACCTTATCGCCGGACACGAGCTCGGTTATGCCGGTAGTAACGGGTTCGACAAGTATCAAGGCGCCCTTTGGGTAATTGGCGCCGGCAGAGCCGTTCATCGTGTCATCCCGCACCGGCAACCAGTAGGCCTGAGCGCTGCATTGCACCATCGCCGGGTAGTGGACGGTCGTTCCTTTGCGCAGCTGTTCATGAGACAACGGCAATGTCCACGCCAGCAGCGGCAGCGTTTTACCCAAGGCCTGCGAAGTCTTCTGCCTGACGGGGCGTAACCCGATTTGCTCCAGGCCATCCAGCCAGCCGATTTGCACGGCGAAGTACTGCTCAATTCTTCGCGCCATGTCGCCACTGATGCCTTTTTTCCCTTTCTTGCCCGGCGGATAGAGCAAACGGGAAACATAGTCTGCGGCAATGCCAAGCGCCTCGGCCAGGCGCTTTTGGCCCCCTACGCCGAGGTTATCGATCAGGATGATCAGGCGCTCTCGTCGCATCTCCTGCAGGTGCATTTTTTGCTCGCTTTTCATCAGGTCATCGTACCTAAATTTACCTGCAGGTAAATGGATTTTCGCTATTGAAAAAAAGATACCTCTGGGTATACTTGATACTGTTTATTTATACAGTATTTGGTGCGACATCCCTCGGCGAGCAAGCCGGGCGGATCGGCTGTTGCGCGTTGGCGCACGCCGAGCAGCACAACGGCTCGACCGACGTCGGTAAGTGACATGGAGCCCTGGCGATGTGGCAAACGCCCAAAGGAGGTGGAAGCATGAGAGATATGAATGAAGTGTTGGAGCGGTGGGGCGTATGGGCCAGGGATAACAGCGGCATCGATTATTCCCCCATTGCCGCCGGGTTCAAAGGGTTATTGTCCTATAAATCGAATGGCGAGCTCTCCTGCTGCGATGATGACGGCCTGGTGATCGACGGTTGCGTGGGCAGATTGAAGAAATACAAACCCGAAGAGTTCGATCTCATCATTGCCCACCATGTTTATGGCATATCTCTGCGCAAGATTGCCCTGAAAAGGAAATGTTCAGACGGTACGATACGCAAAGAGATGCAAACGGCGGAAGGATTCATCGGGGGATGCCTGGCGATGTTGGATATAAAATTGAGTATGGATCGCTGAAACGGCTGCCGTTGAAGTTGATGAGGGCTTATTTCTCGTTTCACTGTGACATCAGGAATAATAATAGCGTATGCGCGTTGCAATAATTTAAAAAATACTCACGCGTACGCAAATAAGCGCGTAATCTGATAAATCTGAGTCGTTGCCGGTGCCGCCGAACGATAACTAAACCTCGCTCCGGCGGAGTTTTGTTTTTTTATGATAAAAGACTCACGCGTACGCAAATAAGCGCGTAATCTGATAAAGCTGAGTCGTTGCCGGCGCCACCGCATGATAACAAAACCTCGCTCCGGCGGGGTTTTGTTTTTTTATCATAAAATACTCACGCGTACGCAAATAAGCGCGTAATCTGATAAAGCTGAGTCGTTGCCGGCGCCGCCGCACGATAACTAAACCTCGCTCCGGCGGGGTTTTTTTATGATAAAAGACTCACGCGTACGCAAATAAGCGCGTAATCTGATAAAACTGAGTCGTTGCCGGCGCCGTCGCACGATAAATAAACCTCGCTGCGACGGGGTTTAGTTTTTTTATAATAAAAGACTCACGCGTACGCAAATAAGCGCGTAATCTGATAAAACTGAGTCGCTGCCGGCACCGCCACACGACAGATAAACTTCGCTCCGGCGGGGTTTTCATTTTTAGCCTCCTTGTCAAAACGGTCAATCACTCACTGAATAATAGCTGTCATTGAATGACCACGACGAGAGGCTAATCCCTCTTCTTTATAAAACAGCGCAATCCTTATTTATCTGCCCAGGTTGAGCAGAACGAATAAGCCATTTTCAACCGCGTAAATGGCCGCTTTTAAAATGGAACAGGAACGACGGAGAGGGGGGCCGCATTTAGCCGCTCTTTTCCATGACTCCCGAACATCGGGTTATGCCCCGGTAAGGGGAGGGTAATGATTATGCCTTGGAAAAATGAACCAAACATCCTTTCAATGCTGCTTGCTTTCGGCATGACGCTGCTGGGGGCGATCGCCAGCTATTCCTTCAAGGTCTTGAATGGCGAAACCTTTAGCTGGAGGACGCTGTTTTTGCAGCTGTTCGTCTCTATTTTCGCCGGTTTGACCATGGTGATGATTGCACTGCATTACGACTGGCCTTCGGAGGTGATGGGCGGCGTATGCGGCATGGCGGGGTGGTCGGGAGCATCGTTGATCAAGGCATTGGAACGCCGATTTCTCAATAAAGCGTCAGGAGGAAACCATGAAGATAAGTGACGATGGCATGGCGCTGATTAAGCGTTTCGAAGGCTTGCGGTTGCAGGCTTATCAGGACTCGGTCGGCGTTTGGACCATCGGCTACGGGTGGACTCAGCCGGTTGCAGGCCGAAAAGTGGGTGCCGGCATGGCGATCGATGCCGTAACGGCCGAGCGTTTGCTGCTGTGCGGTATTGCCCAATTCGAACAGGGCGTCGAAAGGCGGGTGGCGGTGACGATCACGCAGGGGCAGTTCGATGCGCTGGTGAGCTTTGCCTATAACCTGGGCCTGCGCGCGTTGGAGAACTCGACGCTGCTGCGCCGGCTGAATGCCGGCGATCGGCAAGGGGCGGCCGACCAGTTCGGGCGCTGGGTAAATGCGGGCGGCGTGCGGCTCGATGGGTTGGTTGCCCGGCGTGCAGCGGAACGTGCACTGTTCCTTTCCTGATGCCCGAATGCGTTTGCAGAACGATTCAACCCTCAAAACGACGGAGACCTTGCCCAAATGATAGAAGATGAAATCCAACGCTCGCTGGCCGCGCTAACCCATCTGGCGGCTTACCCGCTGATCTTGCCGGATCCTCAGCAAGAAGGCGTGACCTATCAGAAGATCAGCGATCTGAAAGTGAATACCGGTCTGGTTGACAGCTCGCTGGTGCAGGGCCGTTTTCAGATCGTGCTGTACGTGATTGACGATTACTCCCGGCTGATCGCTCTGGATAAGGCGGTTTTGAACGCCTGGGAAGGGGTTAGGCATGGCCATATTGGCCAATGGCCGGTACAGGCGGTCACGCGCAGCACCCTTTTGCAGAGCGCCACGCCCCTGGCTGATAACCGCGTTCAGTACAGGATGGCGCGCGATTACCTCATCACCTATTCCGAGGTGGCGGTGTGATCGCCATGAACGTTTCCGGTATGGCGGAATTGACTCGCCGATTGGAAACGATTCGGCGCGATGTCGCCAGCCACATTCTGCCGGAAGCCGGCCATGCCGCGTTGGCGCCGCTACTTAGCACGATGCGGCAGTGTGCCGATCGGGGGGCGTCAAACAGCGAACCCTCGCTGAGCGCCGGCATCGCGATACGCCCGGTCGTTACCGGATGGAACGCGGTGACGTTGCGTGTTGGCCCCAGTAAACAGCATTACCACAGAGCCCTGGCGCAGGAGTACGGCACGGCAACGCAAGCCGCCGCCCCGTTTATTCGCCCTGCGCTGGATCACCATAAGCACCAAGTGTTACGCATCCTGGCGGCTAACGTCCGCTATGGCATCGAAAACCGGTAGCGACCGCTACCATCCTTCATCAAAAAGAGAGAGAAAAACTATGGCTGATAAAACTTCGCCAGAATACGCCATGCTGCCTGCCGGCACTATCGTCAAATGGGGCACCGTTGGGGCTGCACCGACGGCCATGAAGGCGCTGACCAACTGTAAAGCGGTGGGTGAAATGGGGCAAACCGGCGGTTTTGTCGATTGCACCACGCTGCTGGATACCGCCAAGCAGTTTATTTCCGACCTGCCGGAAGGCGCGGAAAAATCCATCGGTTTCATCGACGATCCGTCCAACGCCGATTTCGCGGCGCTGCTGAATGCGGCGGACAAGCGCGAAACGGTGCAGTTTTACGTCGAGCTGCCTAACGGCCGCACCTCCACCTCCATCCTGTCGCTGTCCGGCTGGAAAATGAATGAGATCACTGCCCCGGCGAGTGAAGTCATTCAGATTACCGTTCAGGGCAAGCAAAATAGCAACACCTGGGGCTCGGTCACCCCGAAGGTGTGACGAACCGACGATCGCGCTGGGTTAACGCCTGAGTGCGCTCGACGCGATCGCTTCCGCCGCGGGCCATGTGGCCTGCGGCAACTTTCTTCATGCAGAGCACATTATATGAACAAGGAAAAACCGATGACTGAGAAATACGATCTGAAAGCGCTGAAAGCGGCGCTGCTGAAATCCGACGATCACGTGATCGAAACGCAGATCTTTGGCGCCAAGGCCTTCATCCGCCGCCTGAAAGCCGCAGAGCTGCAGGAAAACGAAGACGGCATGAAGGCCGCCATCGATAGCGGTGATATGAACAAAGCCGCGCAGCTCAACGTGCAGTTGCTGCTGTCTTGCCTGATGACGCCGGACGGTAAACGCATTCCGGCCGGCGCCTTGCCGAGCGTAGACGATCTGCTGGCGGCGCACGACAACCCGACCCTGGTCGAGGCCATCGGCGCCGTTAAGCGCCATGCGGTCGGCAGCCTCGAGGAAGCGGAAAAAAACTGACTGACTCGCCCTGGCTGATGTTGGTGTTCCAACTGGCCGATCGCTGGGGTGAGTCAGATCCTCGCAAGATCGCCGCGCTGCCGGCGCACATCCTGAATCACTGGCGGGCATACTTCAAACTGCAAGGCATGACGGCCGATGCGGCGGAGAGTGCCCCCGTTCATCAATCCGGTCAGCCCGCGCAAAGCAGTATTGATATGCAGTGTGCTGACGTTATGCGAGTGCTGGGAAATGGCTGATACCGCACAGTTGGTCGTCGGGTTGCAACTGAATGACACCAACTTTAAAAACAAACTGACGGCGGCTTACCGCACCGCCGGGGAACAATCCGCCAAATTTAACCGCCAGGCTCAGCAGGATGCGAAGAAGACCGACGAGTCGTATCAACGCATCGGCGGCACGCTTGGCGGCCTGGCGGGGAAACTGGCTGGGCTGGCCGGCGTTGAGCTGTCGCTGCAGGGCCTCGCCGCCACCTCGCGCCAGTATGGGCAGGCGCTCACCGAACTTGCGTCCATCACCGTCGCCGCGACGGCGCAGATGAAACAGTTGGACGACGCGGCCCGCCAGGCGAGCAGCGCTTCCGGCGAAGGCGGCAGCCGGGCGGAGGAGATGCTGAAACTGGCCGGTGGCCTGAATGACAGCGCGGCGGCCTGGCGCGATCAGGCTGCGGCGGCGCGCGGGGCGGCTCAGGCGACAGATGGCGTTGGTGCTGCCTCTCGCGTAGCCAACGTCGCGCTGGGGGCGCTTGGCGGCCCGATCGGTGTTGTCATCCAGGCGGGGTTGGGGATGGCATACTTTTATGAACAAACGATGCAAGCCAAAGAGGCGGCAGTGAGTCTGAAAGATGCTGCGATTCTAACGACGTCAGAGCTTATAAAACTGTCTAGTAAGCAACTTGCCCTGAGAAAATTAGATCTCAGTGAGAAGCTCGAAGAACAGCTTAGTGAGCGAGATAAGCAGCAGAATTTGTTGAATTATGCAAACGAGAGAATAGAACGAATCCAGAGTAACCCAGGTCGGCTGGGCGACATATTTGGTGTTGAAAAGCAAATGCAAGCTACGCGGGTGCGTGCAGAAGCGGCTCTCGAGTCAATAGACATCGGGATTCAAAATACTCGCACTAGTATGCAAAATATTGACCAAGCTAACCTTCTTGTTTTGACAGGGGCCGCTCGTCATTTTAATCAGCCGGCCGGCAATATTTTTCCCGTTACTGCGCCAGCACAGTTGATGGGCCCCCCACCCCCCGATTATCCATTGGATATGGTAAGTACAGATAATCGTGGTCGTGAGCGGCAGCAGGCTCTAGAGCAGTACCAACAACTGCGTCAGGAAATCGAGCAGGCGCATCTGAGCAGCCTCGAAAAAATCACCCAGGATGAACAAAGCGCACAGGCCAAGCTGATGTCAGCAGCCAAGACGGCCGGTGCCGGGCAAGCCGATGTGCAGCGAGCGATGGCGCTGAACGCCGAGAAGTATCAGCGGCAGCGACAGCAGCTGGCTGAACAATACGCGCCAGGGCAGGCGGCGATGCGCAAAGAGCAGGAGGTCGGCAAGGAGCTGAAGGCGTTGTATGACGGGCGGCTGTTGACCGAGCGCGAGTACCAGACCGCCAGTCGGATGCAGCAGCAAGAAACGACGCGCCAGCGGTTGAAGGCTGAAACCGATGCGCTCGCTGCGCCGCGTATGAACATTGCCGGTGATGTGGATCCGGTCGCTCGCCTTAACAACCAGCTGGTGCAGCAGCTGGCGCAATACCAGGCTTACTACCAGCAAGGCATTCTGGATAAACAGCGCTATGAGCAGCTGATGCAGGCGGCGACGCAAGAATCGTCGGACGCTCAGTATCAGCAGGCGCTGAGCCTGTTCGGCGGCCAGAGCCGCGTGCACAAGATGGCGCTGGGGCTGGTGGATATGACGCGGGAACGGACCTCCGGCATGATGTTCGATCTGCTGACCGGGACGCAAAACTTTAAGCAAAGCATGCTCGGTTTGATGACATCCATGACGCAGTCCATCATTCAGCAACTGATCGATCTGGCGATGCAGGCGCTGTTAACCAGAACCATTCTTTCCACCTTTATGAATATCGGCGGCGGTTTGCTGGGCGGGGCTGCAAGCGCCGGCGCGGGCGCGGCCGGTTCAGGCGCGATGGGCATGCCGACCGGTTGGCAAGGCTATGTCCCTAACGCCAAGGGCGGCGTATATGCCTCGCCTTCGCTGAGCGCATTCAGCGGCCAGATCGTCAGCAATCCCACGCTGTTCGCGTTCGCCAGGGGAGCAGGTTTGATGGGCGAGGCCGGGCCGGAGGCCATCATGCCGCTCAAACGCGGCGCGGACGGTTCGCTCGGCGTGCGGGCGATCGGCGCTGGCCAGCAGCCTGCGGCGGCGCCGAATGTCTACATCACCATTGAGAACGGCGGCAACGTCAGTTCGCAGGCCGATCCGGGATGGGGCGAGTTCGGTAAACAGATGGGGAATATCGCCGCGCAGGAAAGCCAGAAGGTGATCAACCGCAACCTGATGCCGGGCCAGCCGATTTGGAAAGCAATCAAGGGGATGTAATGGGCATTCAGACATTTGAATTTCCGGCGCGCGTCAATGCCGCCGGCGATATGCGTTTTCGCGTCAGAAAGGCGCAGTTCGGCGACGGCTATGCGCAGGTCTCTGGCGACGGCATTAACCCGATCGTGCGCTCCTGGGATCTGACCTTTGTCGGCAAGTATGACTACATCACGCCGATCATCGTCTTTCTGGAAAATCATCACGGGGTGAAATCCTTCCAATGGACGCCACCGACGCAGGTTCCCGGCCTGTACCGTTGCGAGGGTTATAAGCCGGTCGCTATGGGCGGGGGCAACTATTCACTGACGGCCACGTTTACCGAGGCCTTCCACGTTTAACCGGGGGAGACGATGCTGAATTCAGATTTGCAAAAGCTGGAGCCGGGCAACCGCATCCGCCTGATTGAGGTGGACGGCACCCGGTTCGGCGCCGATATTCTGCGCTTTCATTGCGATACTTTGCCTTTTACGCCGCAAGAGCTGGCCGCCGCCGGCGGTGATGAAACCAAACTGCCGGCGAAATCGGTCTGGTGGCAAGGGCTGGAGTACGGTCCGTGGCCGTTTAGCGTCGAAGGACTGGAGATCTCCGCCGACAGCCAGGGCAATGCGCCCAAGCTGTCGGTCGCCAATATCAACGGCCTGATCAGCGCACTCTGTCTGCAGTTTGAGGACATGGCGCAGGCCAAGGTGCGGATCCACGACACGCTGGTGCACTACCTTGACGCCCGCAATTTCCCGCAGGGGAACCCTTCTGCCGATCCGCTGCAGGAAAAGCTGCAGGTGTTCTACATCGATCGCAAGGCGGCGGAAAGCGATGAGGCGGTGGAGTTCGAACTCTCCAGCCCGGCGGACCTGCGGGGATTGCGCATTCCGACCCGGCAAATCCACAGCCTGTGCACCTGGTGCTCGCGCGGTGGCTATCGCACTGGCAAGGGCTGCGATTACGCCGGTAGCCGTTACTTTGACGACAAGGGCAACCCGGTGGATGACCCGAGCCAGGATCGCTGCGGTGGGCTGTTGAGCGACTGCCAGAAACGCTTTGGCGAGCACGAGCCGTTGCCGTTCGGCGGCTTCCCCGGCGCGGCGTTGATCCGGCAATAGGGGGCGAACATGAAAGAAAAAACTGCGGCGGCCATTATGGCCCACGCCAGGGCCGAGTACCCGCGCGAATGCTGCGGCGTGGTGGCGCAAAAATCCCGCGTGGAGCGCTATTTCCCGTGCCGCAACCTGGCGGACAACCCCACCGAGCAGTTTCATCTGACACCGGAAGACTACGTGGCCGCCGCCGAATGGGGCACCATCACCCTCATTGTACACAGCCACCCGGACGCCACCACGCAGCCGAGTGAACTGGACAAGGCGCAGTGCGACGCGATGGAACTGCCCTGGGCGATCGCCAGCTGGCCGGAGGGTGACTTGAGAACAATCATGCCGCGCGGGGAACTGCCGCTGGTGGGCCGCCAGTTCGTGCTGGGGCATACCGACTGCTGGGGGCTGATCATGAGCTACTACCGGCAGGAGCACGGCTTGGCGCTGCATGATTATCGGGTTGATTATCCGTGGTGGGAGCGGGGTGAAAACCGCTATCTGGATAACTGGCATGCCTGCGGCTTTCGCGAGTTCGATGGCCCGCCGCGCCCCGGAGATATGGTGATCATGCAGGTTTCGGCGCCGGTGGCCAACCACGCCGGCATTCTGCTGGCTGATGGCCTGTTGCTGCACCATATGTATGGCATGCTCAGCCAGCGGGTGCCTTACGGCGGTTACTGGAAGGAGCGAACGGTGAAGGTGTTGCGCCACAAAGCGCTGATGTGATGTTATCATTCCACTTTTCAGCTTAAGGAAAAGGGTAATGAAGAAAATAATCTCTGCGCTGGCTTTGTGTTTTATGACTTCTTTTTTTGCTAATGCAACTACACTGGATGCATATCTTAGTCATCATAAAGAAATAGACGAAGATCCAATTCTTGGTGAGTATGTAAGGAAGTGGGCTTGGTTTATGGCATTAATGGATGCTCAGCAAAAATATAATACGTCAGACTCAAAAAAAATTAACGAACTACTTGATGCAAAAGGTGATAGGTATGGTGCGTTGAGTATTAGAAAACTTTCAACAGACTGTAAAAATGGAACCACAGCACTAGGTGGTATTGAACTTAACAAGCGCGAATGTAAAATAATAATAAATAGCGCCCGCAAGTAAATTTACAGCCCCATTCTAGTGGGGCTTTTTATTGGAGGCTGTATGGATTTTATTGATATTCCTCTCAGAACCATTCGTTTTCATGGTCCCATGATTAAGGTTTTCGGCCGCGAATTTAAATATCGGGCGCCAACGGTGCCAAAAGCGATCGATGCGATGAAAAATCTGCTGCCCGGTTTCGAGCGCTACATGCTTGAAGCGCACAAACGCGGCCTGACATTTTCTATTTTCGTCGGTAAACGCAATGTCGGGCAGGATGAGCTGGCGTTCACCAAAGGGTCGGAAGAGATTCACCTTGTTCCCGTCGTGATTGGGAGCAAGCGCGCAGGCTTATTCCAGACCGTGTTGGGCGTGGCGCTGGTTGCCGTGGCTATGTATGTTTCTGCGGGCGCAGGGACGGGGGCTCTGGGGGCATTTACGGCGGGTGGGGGAACTGGCGTGGCGGCGATGGCCGGTGCTTCCATGGCCCTCGGCGGCATCCTCCAAATGCTTTCCCCGCAAATGGGCGGGCTGCGCATGCGGCAAGGCCCGGAAAATAAACCGAGCTATGCCTTTGGCGGGCCGGTCAACACCACGGCGCAGGGCAACCCCGTCGGCGTGCTGTACGGCACGCGTGAAATTGGCGGGGCGATTATCTCTGCCGGTATTTATACTGAAGACCAGCAATAACAACATCCGTTTGAACAGACAGCCGCAATAGCGGCTTTTTTTATGGGCGAAATATGGCACAGAAAATTATCCGTGGGCGAAAAGGCGGCGGCGGAGGCGGCCACACGCCGGTAGAAACGCCGGACAGCATTCAGTCGATCGCCAGAGCGAAGCTGCTGTTCGCACTGGGGGAAGGGGAGTTTGCCGGCGGGCTGGATGGCACAAACATTTTTGTTGACGGCACGCCGGTGCTGGGCAGCGATGGAACGGAAAACTTTCCCGGTTTCCGCTGGGAATTCCGCCCTGGTTCGCAGGCGCAGGAATATATCCAGGGCATTCCCGCCGTCGAGAATGAGATCTCGGTCGGTAGCGAACTGAAAAGCGGCGCGCCCTGGGTGCGTTCCATCTCGAACCTGCAGCTTTCCGCCGTTCGCCTGCGCCTGGGGTGGCCCATGCTGCAAAAGCAGGCGGACAACGGCGACGTTAACGGCTATCGCATTGAGTACGCCATCGACGTGGCGACCGACGGTGGCAGCTACCAGGAGGTGTTAACGGCGGCGATCGACGATAAAACCACCTCGCTGTATGAACGCTCGCACCGCATCAACTTGCCGAAGGCCACCACGGGATGGCAGCTGCGCGTGCGCCGGTTGACGCCTAACGCCAACAGCGCCCGGATCGCCGACCGGATGAACATCGAGGCGCTGACCGAAATCATCGACGCCAAGCTGCGCTACCCGAACACTGCGCTGCTTTACGTGGAGTTCGACTCAAAGCAGTTCCCCAACATCCCGAAGATCAGCTGCAAACCGCGCGGCCGCCTGATCCGCGTGCCGGACAACTACGATCCGCAAACGCGCAGCTATACCGGCATCTGGAGCGGCGGCTTTAAGTGGGCCTACAGCGATAACCCGGCGTGGGTGTTTTACGACATTATTTTGGCCGAGCGTTTTGGCCTCGGCGATCGCATCGACGCTTCCCAGGTCTCCGAGCCCGAGCTGTATCGCATCGCGCAGTATTGCGATCAGCTGGTGCCGGACGGGCGCGGCGGCGAAGGCATGGAGCCGCGCTTTACCTGCAACGTTTATCTGCAGTCGCGGGAAGAGGCCTGGACGGTGCTGAGCGATTTGGCCGGCATCTTCCGCGGCATGACCTATTGGGGGCAAAACCAAATGGTCGCCCTGGCGGACATGCCGCGCGATATGGACTTTACTTACACCCGCGCCAACGTTATCGACGGCAAGTTTACCTACTCGTCCGCCAGCGAACGCACTCGCTACAGTACCGCGATGGTCAGCTGGTCCGATCCGGGCAACCATTACGCCGATGCGATAGAGGCGGTATTCGACACCGATTTGGTACGCCGCTACGACGTGAACCAGACCGAACTGACGGCCATCGGCTGCACCACGCCGAGCGAAGCGAACCGCCGCGGCCGCTGGGCGCTGTTGACCAACAGCAAGGATCGTACGGTCAGTTTCTCCGTGGGGTTGGACGGTATGATCCCCATGCCGGGGCATATCGTTGGCGTGGCGGACCAGATGCTGGCCGGGCGGGTGATTGGCGGGCGCCTCAGCGGCGTAGACGGCCGTAAACTGACGCTGGACAGAAAGCCGGGCGCTAAAGTTGGCGATCGTCTTATCGTTAACCTGCCTTCAGGTAAAGCGCAGACGCGCACCGTGCAGGCGGTGAATGAATGCGTGGTGACCGTCACCACCGCCTACAGCGAGGCGCCGGCGCCGGAGGCGGCCTGGTCCATCGACGCGGACGACCTGGCGGTGCAGCTTTACCGTGTGGTGGGCATCGCCGATAACGGCGACAACACCTATAGCGTCAACGCCGCGGAACACGATCCGAATAAGTATGCCCGCATCGATACCGGCGCGCGTATCGACGATCGCCCGATTTCCATCATACCGCCCGGCGTGCAGGCACCGCCGAAAAACATCACCATCGACAGCTACTCCTCGGTGAGCCAGGGTATTGCCATTACCACCCTGCGCGCCGCCTGGGGCGCGGTTGAAAATGCCATCGCCTATGAGGCGGAATGGCGCAAAGATAACGGTAACTGGGTGGCGGTGCCGCGCACCTCGGCGCTCGGCTTTGAAGTGCCGGGCATTTACGCCGGCCGCTACCTGGTGCGGGTGCGGGCCATCAACGCCAGCAATGTGTCGTCCATCTGGGCGACCTCGATGGAAACCTACCTCAAGGGCAAAGAGGGTAAGCCGCCGATGCCGGTCGGCTTCAAGGCATCGCCTTTGCTGTGGGGCATCCAGCTCGACTGGGCGTTCCCGACCGGCGCCGAAGATACGCTGAAAACCGAAATCCATTATGCGGATAACGCCGCCGGAAATAACGCGATGCTGCTGGCCGACATCCCGTACCCGCTGCACACCCACGCCATGACCGGGCTGAAGGCCGGCCAGACCTTCTGGTTCCGTGCGCGGTTGCAAGACCGCACCGGCAATCAGGGCGACTGGACAGGCTGGACCGCTGGGCAGGCGAACGCGGACGCCGGCGATTATCTCGAGAACATCGGCGACGATCTCCTGACCGCGAAAGACGGCGAGCGGCTGGTGGGCGATATCGACACCAACATCGACGCTATCTTGCAGAATGCGCTGGCCAACAACGCGACGGTGGAACACCAGTGGGCGCAGTACGGCACGGTGCGCGCCGATATCATGGTGGTGAAAACCTCCATCGCGGAGGTCGATCGCGGGCTGGCCGAGATGAAAACCCAGGTGCAGGCGCAGATTGACGACGTCGCGGCGGTGCTGGAAGATAAACTGACGGCGACGGTAGACGCCGACGGCGCCACGGCCATCCATACGCTGAAAGCGGGCGTGCGGGTGAACGGCACCTTCTACAACGCCGGCATGTCGATCGCGGTATTGGCGGAAAACGGCAGGCCGGTCACCACCCGCGTCGGCTTTAACGCCAACCAGTTCGTGCTGATGAGCGGCAGCGGAAACACGCAATATTCACCGTTCGCTGTGGTTAACGGCCAGGTGTTTATCAGCGATGCCTTCATCCAGGATGGCTCAATCGATAATGCTAAGATTGGTAACTATATCCAGTCCAACAATTATGTTCCGGGTGCCGTTGGCTGGAGATGGGATAAAAATGGGAGTTTTGAGAACAATGGTACTGGAAGTGGCGGCCGAATGACTCAGAGCAATAATTCTATCAGGCTTTATGATAGTAATGGGATTCTGAGAGTGGCTATTGGCGAGTATTAAGGTGGAAAAATGACTTGGGGATTCCAAACGTGGGACGCCAATGGCATCCCCAACAATACCGGCATTGTTAAAGTATTTACAATCGGGACAATTAGAGTAGAACAAAATCAGAAGGCTGGAGCATGGAGTTTCACTGTGCCAAATGGGTACACAATAGATTTTATGAGTCTTCAGGATGGGATTGGGTTTACTCAGGAAAGAAGGGGGCTACGAGTCATTGGCAATAACACCATCGAAATGTTTGATGCAAATGGTGTCTGGGGGGGAGGTTCAGCCCCGGCATACTCTGGCTGGGTTATTATCTATCTTGTGAAGGTGTGATTATGTCATGGGGAGCATTATTCGTTGATAATGATGAGGTGCCGTGGGCCACACCAGATAGTACGCCGATGAGTTTAGTAAAAAAATATCATATAGATCGTGCTGGGGCGGGAACTGATCGGCTCGATATTGATTTTACTAAGCCGGTTGTTTTGGCAATGGTTGCAAATACAAGTGGGGTTATCGCTTCTGTATCCAGACCTTCTAGTGGTGGTGCATCCATCACATCTAAGTTAATAATTGGTAATGGCCCATATACTATAGATGTTTACGCTTTCTCGACACAATTTCAACCAGCAGTAAAATTTGGAATTAACATATTTGATGCACAGGGCCGATGCATTCAAACTAATGAAACTAAAGTTATGCCTGCGCCGCGGCGGCTTGGCGAGCCTGGGAGCGATGGAGCTGGTTACAATGTTAGAGAAACCTTGACGGGCCGATGGGCGATAATACCAGCTACTACAGGTTACATTACGGCTGTTATTGGTCGTCAGCAGCCAAGGCCTTTCCAGCAACCAATATCGAGCTTTTCAGCTTTTGATGGAAACAACACATCAGTATATTCCGGCGCATGGGATACTCCCGGCGGTGAAGCGCACAATATAACTTATTACAACACAAAGGATTCGGTGTACGTAATAGATATATCTAGCTTTTGATTGCAGATATGTTCGACAAGGCCAATTGATGTTGATCGTTATAAGCGATCGTTAGTCAAGGTTATCGATGATAGGATATGGATACCACAGTAATGGTGGTGATAAGTGGTTGAAAATATTACATTTTTATTATTTTTATCTGCATCCATCATCGGATGCGCTGGCATTTTGGAAAAGCAAGAACCTATTAGTTACGGGACGGCCCTTATTGCTGGGCAGGATACGTCCGTTCCTATCTATGGTGTTCGCAAGCAGGTTGAACAGACACAATATAGAGCTGGTGGCCCGTTCGGCTGACGTTGAGCTAGCAAAACCAACTTCACACGCACGACCTGCGATAAATAAATGTCACTCAACACCAAGCAACCCGGTCACTGCGCCGGGTTTTTTGTTGCCCAAACTCAGGAGAATACCATGCCAGCAGGCACTCTTACCCTAACGAATAATTCAACTATAGTGAAAGGAACCGGAACGGCCTTTAATACCGAACTGAAAGCCGGTGACTTTATTGTCAGCACCGTCGGTGGCGTCACCTATACGCTGCCGGTAAAAACGATTGATAACGCCACTCAGGTAACACTGGTTAAAGCCTATGACGGCCCAACGCAGGCGGGCGCAGCATGGTATGCCGTACCGCGCGATGCGATGAACGCCATCACCGCCCAACTGGCCGCCGAAACGGCGAAAGCCCTGCGCGGGCTGAACCTCGATAAGGAGAACTGGCAGCAGGTCTTCAGCGGCAACGGAAATATTACCGTTAAGCTGCCGGACGGTGGCACCTATAGTGGCCCGGCCTGGAACAGTTTCACCGCTGCGCTCAATCTAAAAGCAGAGAAGAAAACAGTTGAAGATCTGGCAAGCGAAGTAAGCAAAAAAGCAAGTCAAAGCGATGTTGATACTCTGGCGGCAACAGTTGTGAAAAAGGCTGATGCGGATAAAGTTATTAATAAGGGTGACTACGGATTGGCGGTAGATAATGACTCACGAATTCAAACTGAGTTTGCTGATATTGGTTCATTTCGAGCCAATGCCGTGAAATATGGTCTATGTTCGATGCGTAACAATAAATCAATGGGTGGTACCGCTGCGTGGGGGTTGAATATGTACTCCCCGATAATATGGGTAAAGACTGGCGATACATATGGCCTTATAAACATTCCTTATAATACCAGTGATCCGATAATTATTGCCGGTGGTAGCAAAGACAGCATAAACACATTTCGCACCTTGCTTGACAACACCAATACAACAACTGACGCAAATGGCTTTGTTAAGAAAGCATCTCCGATCGCTCGCATATCTGATAACCCTGACAAGATGGCGCCGAATTATCTTGATGGTTTTGAGTTGTCGGGGCTTGCTGCCGTCAATCAAGAGGCTACCGGGGTTAGCGCAAAGAAAATAGAAACGGGGCTATATCTGATTTCTGGTGCGCTCGGACTTGCAAAAGAGGGGTGGGATTTTGAAATACCGCAAGACAGCAATGGTAACCGACTGTGCTTTGTGACGATTCAGGTCAATGGCAACGGGGAAATAATGGTGAGGGTGAGCAAAAGGAAAATGGATTTTGAAACGGCGACGGTTATAGCCGGTGAACCGATGGATATACCTGCTGGTCGCTGGATTGATTTTCGCCTTGAAATGCCAATCAACGATATGGAGAAAAATAAATGATATTAATCAGCGGAGTATTAAAGGGGCCTTATGGCGACTCCCGCTCTGGCGTAACCATCACAATGCGCTCGATTAAAACATCGTCTACGGTGTTGAATTTGGCTAAGTCCCAATCAGTGACGGATGACGGAGGAAAATACTCCCTATCCGTTGAGCCGGGTGCATACGAAGTAATTGTGTCTGTTTACGGCTCTCAGCCGGAACGGGTGGGCACCATAGAGGTCTATACCGACTCCCTGCCCGGCACGCTCAATGATTTCCTGCGGCGTCCAGGTGAAAGTGATATCACGCCAGAGATTGTGCAGACGGTCGATCGCCTGCGCGCTGACGCGGCATTATCAGCAGATAAATCAGCAGCATCAGCAGCCGCGGCGAAACAAAGTGAAAATAATGCGGCGGCAACTTTAGTAAATGCAGCAAAGAGAGGCGATAACTCAGATATTACGTCTTTATCTGGACTGAAAACCGCGCTTAGTATCTCGCAGGGTGGAACAGGGGCAAAAACTAGCCCTGAGGCGGCACAAGGCATTTTACTTGGTAGTTGCTATGATAGATTTACGCCCGGGTATGTTAGTAATGGAGCCTGGATGAAAATTACAGTTAAATTTGCAGATACTTCGAATGGTAAAACAATTGGATTTATCATTATAGGTGGCTCGTTATTTAACGGAAACCCGCTACAACAAGGCGTTCAGTTCGTCACTATTAAAACTGGTAACACGAATAAAGACGGGTTCAATAATGCTGTTATTCATACCCTGTTTGGTGCAAATAATCGAACAATTAAAGAAGCGAAATTGAACACGTTAGCTGATGGGCTTACTGTTGAACTTTATTGCCGAGTAGACCAATACGCGAGTGATACTAGCGCATTCCTGTTGCCGAACCGCTTCGCAAATATCAGCGATGTATCATTTTCAAATGTGCAAGTATTGCCAGCGAATATTCCCGCGACTGCTTCCGATGCCCGCGTGCTGTTTGTCGACGCCTGGACTAATCAGAACACGACAACTGACTCCAACGGTTTTATCAAGAAGGCGTCGCCCATTGTCAGACTTACCGGCGCGCCAGAAAAGATGTCTGATGATTACCTGCACGGTTTTACACAATCAGGCTATGCGGCTATTAACGGTGAAGCAAAAGGAGTATCAGCTGAACGTGTTTCAGTTGGCGTTTACAAAGTCACCGGCGCGTTAGGTTTTGCGGAAGAGGGCTGGAACATCGAAGTGCCGCAAGACGTGAACGGTAACCGCCTATGCTTTGTCTCAGCCAGCACTGGCAAGGACGGCACAATCTATGTGAAGGTCAGCAAGCGCCGTTTTGACATCGACACAGCCGCCATGGTAGCCGGTGAACCGATGGATATCCCTGAAGGGCGCTGGATCGATCTGCGTCTCTCCATGCCGGTGCGTGAAGTGGTGGAAGTGTTGCCGCCGGAGGCGCTGGTATCAAACGATGACGCGCCATCGGAAACCAACGCGGCTTCATAAATAAAGTGGATGCCAGGTAAATAATGCCGGTGCAGTAGGTTATTAGTCGCCTATTGCATCGGCGCCGGCATTTTACCGAGAGGCTCGAGCAAACATACAGCCTGTTCCCGCCAGGCAAACTTCCCGCTGAGTGTGAGTCAATAGCGTTACTGCCCGTCAAATATCAGTGACCAGCCACTGATCCGCTTCTTCGAACATCTCTTCTAACATCCGGTTCAGCTTTTCGCGATCGCTTTTGCTGGCGTCGGAGTTCAGGCCGTTGGCCTGCATCGGCTTCACGCGCACGTCCGCTTCCGGGAACAGCGCATGCACGCGTTTCTCCAGTTCGCTGCGAATAATCTCGGCGGCGTTGGGCAGCCCAGCGACGTTGCGTTTGTCGTACACCAATTCTACAAACAT